AGCTCTACGTAAATTCAAGAAGAAAGTGCTGGAATCCGGCCTGCTTCGTGAACTCAAAGAGCGTGAAACTTACGAAAAACCTACCACACGTCGCAAGAAAGCCAAAGCAGCAGCCAAGAATCGTTGGCGCAAAAAACTAGCTAGCGAATCGCTTCCTAAGAAACTCTACTAGCAATATCAGCAAACATACATTGTTGAAACGCTGGACTATACACAAGATCCAGATTTTTTTGACGGCGGTGGTATGTATCTGCCCAAATCTGATCTAAATCCTGTGCTAACAAATTGGTAATTGCCGTCATTAGCATGGCAATCTTCGTTTCTAAATTGGGTTCTTGATCGTACGCATGATCGACGATGTCATCAAACACATCTACACCAATTGCTCTAAGATACTCGATAGTTCCTACTGATCCCAATATCAAAAACAACTGCCCAGAGAATATGGGTTTCCAAGTTTTTTCACTGATGAATGTATTTTCAGTACGACTTTCGGGCAAGTAATCTATGTAACAGGTTTGATATGTAGGACAGGCATTGCTTTCAAATTTGTCCATGTCGTCTTCTGCATTTAGTCTAAGCGGATAAATTGAACGCAAATAGTCGGCGTCTTGTGCAGTGATCATATTCAAAACGTCTGTGCTGAGATAATCATACTGTTCAGATATTTCTGGATAGATCCACCCAAAACTTTTTTGTACCTGATCAAACCATGGCTGTTTGCTCATGGCCACAAAATTTAATGTTTTGTGAGTCCAAGGATTTTTGGTCAAACAACTTATCGGATATGGTCTAATAGTTGTAATGTCAGGCCGTTGATTGTTTGGATCTCGCAACATACTAGCATAGTATCTGGGCAAATGTACAATTTTAGCATGTTTATCGAAATGATAGCGATAGTTTGATGTTGCAACAATAAACTCCTGTTGTAAATTTAATCCTGCTATCCAATCCAGGTATTCTAATTCGTTATCTTCTGGCCCAAGACTTTTATCAAATATGATTAATTCAGCACTGGGATTCGTGGCAATTTGTTCTAGGATTTCCGGTCGTTGGTCATCACCGGGTAACCCGTAGCCATTGACAACTATGGGTAATATTTGTTTTTTTGGGTTGAATAAATTATAAGGATACATTTGACAATCGGTGAAAAATCCTGTATAAATACTTATGTAGATGCCCGGGTGGGGTCTACATTAAAGTCATACTTGCTTAATTAAGGAGAAAACAAATGACAAACATTACACTTCACACACTCGATTTACCCACATTCGTTAACCAAATTCATCGCCATACCGTTGGCTTTGACAGTTTGTTCAATGAACTAAATCGCGGATTTGCCAACAGCAAAAGTGATAACTATCCCCCACACAATGTTATTCGCTTGGACGACCAACACCATGTGATTGAAATCGCAGTTGCTGGTTTTGCCGAAAGCGAAATTGATGTTGAACTAAAGGACAGCGTATTGACTGTTCGTGGCGAACAGGCTGCCAAAAACGAAGAGATTGAATACCTACACAAAGGTCTTTCAACTCGTAACTTTGAACGCACATTCCGTTTGGCCGACAACACCGAAGTCAAAGGTGCCACAATCAAAAACGGTATCTTGGCCATTGCTTTAGAGCACATTGTTCCTGAAGAACAAAAACCTAAAAAAATTGCCATTACGTTTGCAAAATAAGTAATAGGTGTGTATAATAAGGGGAAGGCAACTTATTCCCCTTATTAAAATATCATGAGCGAAACAATGTCAAAAACCAAAACCCAGTCGGTAGTGCGTACCCGTATTGAACCCAAGCTCAATATCGGTGAGCCACCACAGTTCCGTGTGATCTATATCAACGATGAACAGACCACGCAGGAATTTGTAGTAGAAACACTCAAGGTCATATTCAACTATGATGAAGGCGCCGCTGTGTCATTGACCATGAAGGTACACGAAGAAGGTTCAGCAGTGGTAGCAGTATTACCCTACGAAATGGCCGAACAAAAAGGCATTGAGGTTACCTTACTGGCTCGCAACAACGGGTTTCCTTTACAAGTCAAAATCGAACAAGACAGATGATATTCAATCACATTCGTAAACTCAAAGACGATGGCAAGAAGATTGGTATTACCTTCAGCACCTTCGACATGTTACACGCTGGACACATTGCCATGTTGGCAGAAGCAAAGAATCATTGCGACTACTTGATCGCTGGCCTGCAAACCGATCCCACCATTGATCGACCTGACACCAAGAATAAACCTGTACAAAGTATTGTAGAACGACAAATTCAATTGGCTGCTTGCCGTTATGTGGATGAAGTGGTGGTTTATCAAACAGAACAGGATCTAGTAGACCTGTTGTTAATCCTTCCATTGGATATCCGAGTACTTGGTGTTGAATACCAAGACAAAGAGTATACCGGTAAGTACGAGGGTCAACGCCGTGACATTCAGCCAATATTTAACGGTCGTGACCATTCATTTTCCAGTTCGGGACTACGCAGTCGTGTGGTGGAAGCCGAAAGCATGAAATTATTGACAAAAAAATCTTAATGTAGTATAATACTAACATGGACATAATGTTAGATTTGGAATCACTAGGAACACGCCCAGACTGTGCTATTCTCACCCTGGGTGCTGTCAAGTTCGATCCTTACACTCCCGATAGTTTTAGCGACAGCCTATACTTACGCATAGACGTGGATGAACAGCTTGCCCTGGGTCGAGAAGTGCAACAAGATACACTGGCCTGGTGGTCAAATCAAGCAGAAGACGTCCGCGAGGAAGCCTTGGGCGAAGGCAACCGTGTTAGCCTGGAATCAATGTATCGACAATTAAATAAATTTACAGTTGGTGTTGATGCCATCTGGTGTCAAGGCCCTGCGTTTGACATTGTTATCCTAGAAAACATTTACCGTCAGATGGGTTGGCCCACTCCTTGGCAGTTCTGGCAAATACGTGATAGCCGTACCTTGTTTCAAGTACACGGTGATCCTAGAGAAAAAGGCAAAACAGGCCTACACAATGCCTTAGAAGATTGCGTCAGCCAAGCACAGGGTGTGCAAGCAATATACCACTCATTGAAACTAGAAAAGCGTACCTACGCACGAGCAATGGAACAAGCATAATGCAAATCATTTGGAATCGAGCGGCAGCAGAAAGTTTACGCACCAATCAAACTGTGCTAGAATTAGAAACATTTCCAGTTGGAGATCAAACCATCACAGCATATTGTGTGGTGCCAGCTGAACGAGTATTTCCCGATATCGCACGTCTAGAAAATCTTAAAGAATTACACCAGGCATTTATAACAGCATTCAACAACAAAAATTATCAACTATGTCAGGACCTGGCACCAAATCTTGTTGGCGCTTTTGCTGGCGAACTGGATAGCTTTTATCAAGCCATACTAGATAAAATTTCATCCCTGTAATTTTTCTACTTAAAACAAAAATGACACAGTTGCATACGGATTCTTACGAAAATGGTTATTACCAAGTTGGTAATAAACTGTATGCAAACAAAATGCAAGCACTATATGATGCTACACAAACTAAACAAGATGTATCATGGCACTTCAACGATGACACTTATAAAAAAATAGATTGGACTAAACCTCCGAAAGAATCTTTGCTGGAATTGTATTGCCAGCGGGCACAGCAAATCAGAGACGAATACGACTATATTGTTCTCAGTTTCAGTGGCGGCGCCGACAGCCATAATATACTACAAACATTTTTAAAAAACAACATAAAGTTAGACGAAATTTATACTAAATTTCCGTTACGTGCAGAGAGAAAATGGGTAGAAGCCAACACACAAGATCTTGATGAACAGAATGTTGATAGTGAATGGGAATTTGCTGCCAGGCCCATGTTGGAGTATGTTGAAAAACACCACCCTGATATAAAAATTAGTTTTGATGATTCGTCGGACAGTTATGAACAATCAATCATACCTGAAAGTAGATTTCAAGCAGACACAGCCAATCATTATCAGGCCATTAGAACTTATACCACGTGGAATAGAACCACAGACTCCATAGAACAACAAATGCGTTTAAATAAACGGATTGCGTTTGTGCAAGGACACGACAAAATACAGGTTATAAAAGTTGATGAAAAATATCATGCTCATTTTGTAGATCGTGCAGCCGAAGAAACAATACCCGGCAGACACAATGAATGGTTTTACTGGACTAAAAAATTTCCACTGTTGCCTGTAGCCCAGGCACATCATGTGATGAATTTGTTTAAAGTAATAGATAATTTTAAAAATAATCCCGATAAAAAAACAAAACACTATAAAATATTGCAGAGAATGTTAAAACAACGCATTTTAGATATTAGGTTGCCAACGAATATAAAATATAGAGAATTTTATAGAGACGCTTGCTATCCGTATTGGGACGATAACACATTTCAGGCAGGTAAAGTGCTGGGTCCAATGGTTGTCAAAAGTGAATATTGGGTAAAAAAACATAATCCTCAACTGTACGACTCTTGGGTCTGGGGCACAAACCAATGGATAAACAACATTGATCAAAAATATTTAAAAATCAAAGACAATGTCATTGTTGGCGCAGAAATAATGCATTCTTGTTTGTATTCTTTAGAGTAAATTAAAACCACCACTTAATTTGTGCTAGATCCTGTTAAATACTAATAGGAGCTAGAGTCTTGACGATTCTACTACCGATAATAATAATAAAAAGAGGTAGCAGTATGCGTATGTTTAACCAGGTTATTCTAACCTTAATCGCTGTGTGGTCGACCACTATCTACGGCGCCCCTTTCAATGATTACAGTTTTAAAAGCCCAAGTTTCAATGGTTCAGGTTACAGTAGTCACGTCCTTACTATCGAAAATCAAGAGTTTTCACGCAGAGCACAGGTGGCCAAAGACATCCAAGCAGCCATTGACAAGGCCAAAGCCGATAAACAAAATACCAACATACAAAAGTTTTTAAACAACTTAGAGTCGCGTATCTACGCTCAGATCAGTCAAAACTTGGCCACTGCCATGTTTGCCAACAACAACTGTAGTGGCAGCAACAGCGTGGGTTGTTCAGGTACTTTGAACTTTGAGGGCAATACTATTTTCTGGAGCAAAGACAGTAGCAACATTTATCTGCAGGTCACAGACACAGTGGGCAACCAAACCACAATTACAGTACCGCTGGGTACATTTCAGTTTGGAAGTTAAATGCGTACATTATTCACCTTACTCTTTGTCGCTATCTTAACTGGTTGTGCTGCCACGCAAAAAACTAGCATCACTGAATATCGTCCTGAACCCACGCCCAACAAAATGCAGAAAGAGTTTGATACATTACCACCACCCAATGGCAAGAAAGTCACAGCGGCAGTTTACAGTTTTGCTGATAAAACTGGTCAGCGTAAACCTACCCCGGGCATAGCCAGCTTGAGCTCGGCAGTGACCCAAGGTGCCGAAGTGTTCCTGATCAAGGCCTTACAAGACGTGGGTCGTGGTGAGTGGTTTGATGTAGTAGAACGTGTGGGCATAGATAGCTTGACCAAAGAACGTACCATCATACGACAAATGCGTGAAGCTTACGAGGGACCTGGTGCCAAGCCCTTGATGCCCCTACAATTTGCCGGCATCATCATGGAAGGTGGTATCATTGGCTATGACTCCAGCTCAGAGTCTGGTGGTGCCGCTTATAGATTTTTGGGCATTGGCCCACAGACACAGTATAGCAAAGATACTGTAACTATTAGTCTACGAGCCGTGAGTGTGAACACCGGCAAGGTCTTGGCCGCCGTGAGTGTGACCAAGATAGTTTACAGCACATCAGATAGTGTGGCTGTGCTAAAGTTTATTGAAAATAAAAATATTGCTAGTCAAGTTTTTGGTAGTGCCAGCAACGCACTTAGCCCGACTGCCAGTATGTTTGAATTTGAAACTGGATTAACAATTAACGAGCCTGGCACTTTGGCAGTCAAAGCCACAGTGGAAGCTGCCGTGGTTGAATTGATCAAAGAAGGTGAACGCAAAGGCGTTTGGAGCTTTAAGCGAGAGGAAACACGAAATGATGTCAAACCTGTTACAACAGTTACACCGCCTACGCCAGTCGCAGAACAACCAGCCAAAAAACCAGAGCCAGGGCCAGTCGCAGTCACAGAAACCAAAGCACCAGTCCAAGCCCCTGTAACGTCACAACCGGAAGCAAAACCAGCACCAGCTCCTACCAGTCTGGAACGCCGTCCTGGGGAAAATCTAGCTGACAGCGTGAAACGAGTACAGTCCGAAGTAAAAACAAAAGAACCAGTGGCCAATCGAGTTTGGTTACGAGAAACAGAATACATTTATAAAGAAACACGAGAAACCAGCCAAAGAACTTGGCAATTTCTTCGTGGTACAGAATTAACAGTAGTTGCTATCGAAGGTGAGTGGCTACGGGTTAAGGATCATCAAGGTAGGGGTGGTTATGTTTTACAAAAAGTAGTATCAGCAACACCGTTGGTTGTTGGGGTCAACGAACAAAAGGTCAAGAGTGGTAAAGTAGAGACCAAATAAGGTCAAAAAGGAAGAAGTATTATGAAACACAAACTAGCGACAAAAGTAACAACAATCCTGCTAGGTATTGTGATGAGTGTGAGTGTGCATGCTGTGGATAACAGTATCTACATTGATCAAACAGGTGACAACGCCACCATTTCTATTACACAAGACGGAACAGGCAACGTGGTACGCGGCATACAAGGCACAGGAACCAGCAACACTACCCCATCCGGCATCTATGGTGACGGTAACGAAGTGACGGTGAATCAGGTTGGTAGTAGTAATACCTTGAGTTTAGGAATCAATCGTGGCACAGGCACAGGAACCACTGGTAACACGGTAAATTATAGTGTCACGGGTAACAACGCCGCAGGTATTATTAATTTAAATAATGCCAATGACAGTACAGCATCGGGAAATACTGTGAATATCACACAGTCAGGTAATAATGCCACTGCCAATCTTAACATCAAGGGCGATGATAATAGTGTAACTGTAAATACCGCAGGTGGTGCCAACAATACATTTACTGGCGTTGTTGAAGGCAACACCAATACACAAAACATCAGCCTAACTGGTGGCGGTGGCAATAATGCTACAGTTACACAAACTGGTAACAGTAACAGCGCCACAATCACAGCCGTGGGGGCCAGTAACTCATTTACTGTAAGTCAAGCTGATGGCGGACATACCGCAAGTATAACACAGACTGGTAGTAGTAATACTTTTACTGTGACACAGTCTGGTGGTGTTGCGGCTAATGTGTTTAATTTTACCAGTAGCAGTGGAAATGGAAATAGCGTAACTATAAACCAAACTGCTAGATAAGCGATTATAAATGTATAAGGGGAACAAATTATGCAACCTGACACTATGCGTACTCTTGCTGAGTACATCCATGAACTTAGAAGCCGCGATTGGTACCATAACGGAGCAAGTGAACAGCCCGCCTTCGATACAACGACAGAAGACGACGCTCACTGGGACCAAGGGAACTCGAGTGGAGATGCAGGACGCGGTAAAAACCACAGCGGGTAAAGTTGGCATAACTTTTGCCGATGATACCAAAGTACAGGTCAATGAAAACAGCAGGTTGGTCATTGACGATTTTGTATACGATCCCAAGTCAACCAAAGGCGGCAAGTTAGCAGTCAATGTGGCCGCAGGAACAGTGAGATATGCGTCAGGACAGATCGCTAAAAACAGTCCTCAAAATGTTGCCCTTAATACTCCTACCGCTACTGTTGGTGTACGCGGTACAGACTTTACTGCTACAGTAGACGAGCTGGGTGCATCAACTATAATCTTGTTGCCCAGTTGTCCACGTGGTTGGGTCAATGTGGAACGTGATTGTAAAACTGGAGAAATATCAGTCAGCAACGATGCTGGTAGTGTAATATTAAATAAACCATTTCAAGCCACCAAGATAGAAACACGCTCAAGTTTCCCCACACGTCCGGTCATAGTCAATCTCTCCCCTGATGCCATCAACAACATGTTGATTGTGGCACCGCCCAAAGAACTCAATGAAGTTCAAACTACACAACGAGCCGTTGCTAAAGGAGCCTTGGATGTAGATTTTTTACGTGAAAATGGCTTGGTCAACATGTTGACAGCCCAAGAAACACATTTTAAAGATTTTCTTAGTACCAGTTTGCTAGATCAGAATCTCTTAGCCAATATCTTAGATATCATCAACGCACAGATGGCTGCTCAATTGGATTTTTTAAACACAGCTAAAAGTGGATTGTTACCGGACTATGTGGCCACCACGGGTGTTGTAGCATCAGTGGATGACTACTCAGTGAACTTGACCAGAGACGATGGAAGCAATGTACAAAGTGTGACTGTGCCTAAAAATCAAAACACCACAATTTATCAGATACAAGGCAGTATAGAAATTAAAAATCGTGTAAACTCAGGCGGTGGAACTACAATAACACTAAGGCAGAACTAATGAAAAGATTGTTTACATACCTGTTGATAATTTTTGCTGTGGCCTTGTTAGAGCTGTCCTGTTTGGGTTTGGTAAAAGCACAAACAACGTCTAATGCCCTTAAGATGGGCTACAACTTTGCAACAGTCAGTCAGACTGTGGTTTTCGATAGTGCCATGCAGACCGGCGGAACACTAACTCTTTCTGTGCAGGCAATGGATGGTGGTGGTCGTGCTCCGGGCGATCCGTTTACCATAAGACTGGTTTTTTATAATAGCAGCAACCAAATCGTTAACACAGTACAGCAGGCCAACACCTTGGTCTACGGAGCTACCGCCCCCACAACATATACACTAACAACTACCAACTGTGGTGGAAGCTGTGCCTCAGTTGCGTATGTTAAGGTAGAGTTCTATGGCAAAGACGGCGGCTACTGGGCCGGCAACTATGGACCGTATATTATCGACCCAAGTTTGAGTTTTAACGGCGGCCCTAACATTTTATATAACCCAGGATTTGGTGTGTACGGAACCAACGGCTATGCTCAAGGCTGGACCAGTAGCAATGGCTGGCAAAGTTGTGCCCTATACAGCGGAACACAAACCTGCGTTATAAACAACGGAGCACCAGTCAATGGCGGTAACTACTCGGTCACAGGCGGTTCTACCAGTGGATCCGCTGGAGGATATAGTGCGCCACCTCCAGCACCCACATACACAGCCAATATTACAACCGAACAACAGTCCAGAGTTACAGCGTTTCAAACCAAAAGCGTGGTCAACAACACCATATACATAGATCAAGTGGGTGATAACAATACCGTTAATGTCACGCAATCAGGTCGTGCCAACGAACTCAAGGGCATAGGGCAACAGGCTGTACAGATACAAGGCAGTAGTAATAGCATTACTGTACGCCAAGGCGACCTAGATACCGCAGGTAAAAACACAATAGAAATGCGTGTGGTAGGCGGCAACAACGTTTTAAATTTGAATCAAAGTGTAACTGCCACAGGAACATCAACCAACAGTTCTAACAATCACTATCAGCGTGTGGATGTTACTGGTTATTACAATTCTGTGACCACGCAACAAAACAACACTGGCGGTGTGGGTGGACACTATATGGAAACCACTATCAACGGTAATACCAACACAGTAAATGCCACGCAGACCAATAATGCCAACAAAACCTTGTTCAACACAGTCACAGGCAACAACAATACTGTGTCGGTTGTACAAAAAGATGGCGGACAACACTATCTGGAAAGTACTCTAACTGGCAATGGCAATACCATAACAGCAGTACAAGAAGGAGCCACGGCTAATCGTGCTTCAATCACAATCAACAACTCAGGCGGTCCGGGGTCAGTAGATCTGATACAATCGGGTGGAGCAGTATATAACATAACAACAACCTGTGTGACAGCCGGCGGATGCGGGGTAATAACCGTAAGACAATAATGGAGACAATCAATGATATCATTTACAGCAAGATATTTTCATCACGGTAGAAACGTGTTGGATGATGTGAGCCTGTACGTTCAACAGGCAGGCGGATATTTTGAAACGCATCGCGGTTACGTGGTTGAATTTTTTGTACCCGAAGAATACAGAGATTTTGTTGTTATGAAATATCCATTTTTACGGGAGGTAGTCTACATATGATCACAGGAATCCCACCAGTATGCCAGGTACCAGGTTGTGAACACGGCGCACAAGTCTACAGCAAGGTAGGCGATAACACTCAATATCTCAAGACCTGTTATCGACACTGGGCCGATCTAATACCACAAAACCGAGAACAAAAACCCAATAAATAATTTTGTAAATTTGAGATTTGCTGAACACCCAGTACGGGATCAATGATGTATGAGTATCGAGATCAAGAAAAATAATAAAAAGGATCTCGAAAATGAAGTTTTTCACAACAGCCCTAGCGGCTTTTGCAGCATGCCTGGCTTTTTCAGCACAGGCACAAACACAAGATTACAGTTTTGGCACCGGCAACCTCAACGGTTGGACCGCAGGTGGCGGAACAGGCACACAAACAGGCCCATACATGCAAAGCGGTATTGGTGTGAGCACTACCAGTGGAACACAAACTATTAGTTGCTGTGGTCCTAACACATGGAATATCAATCCATACACAGGCAGTTACATGGTTGGCATGCAACCGGGCGGCCAACAAAACTATTCTGCAATGACTACCGCATTGGGTTTGAGCAGTTCAAGTATTAGTAGTTTAAATTCTTTGGTAGCGTCACAGGGCGGCGGCATCACCAGTTCTGCTTGGATCAGTAAAGATTTCACATTCACAGCACCAGCCACATTTAAAATGGCCTGGGTATATACCAGCACAGACTATGTGCCGTTTAACGATGGCAGTATTGCCACTTTGGTCAACACAGGATCAGCCGACACATTCGGTAAGGTCAATAACGTACTGGGACAGTACGCCCTACTGGGTGCTACCAACCCCAACACAGGCAACTACTCAACTGGCAGTTATGGCTCAACAGGTTGGCAGTTGGCACAGTTTGACATTTTAACAGCAGGCACATACAAAGTGGGCTTTGGTGTATTCAATCAGGGTGATACTGCACTGAGTCCGGTGCTACAGGTCAATGATGCAATCGGCACAGTAACAAAAAATGGCGAGACATTTGGTGCTGTGGCACCTAACCCAGGTAGTGTTGCACCCTCAGTAGATCCAACTCCTCCACCTTCGGCCCCAACAGTGACCGGCACAACAACAGTCGACTCGGTTACCACAACAACCACAACCGGGACCGCCGCAGTTACCAACAGTATTGCTTACGGTACAGCGGCAGCGGCCTTGGCCATTGACAACGCAAGAGGTGCTCAAACTGCCAAGACATTGACAGTTACACAAACAAAAACAACCACTGTAACAACACCATTTACAGTTACACAAACAACCACAACTCCTGTGACTGTCACAACAACCACAACTCCTGTGACTACCACAACTTACAGCGATGGCACTCAAACAGTGACAAATGGAACTCCTGTAGTTACCGTGAGCACAACCGACTCAGTCAGTTCTAATAGTGCATCGGGCAATGAAATCAGTCAGGCAATTCAAACCAATGACTATTCAACTCGCGTGGATCAATACAGTCAGTTGAGCAATGTCAATCAGGCAATGAACTACATGTTAGACAGCAATGTGTTAGATCGCAATCGTGTGCTGGGTGGTGACTTCAATGTATCAGAACGCAACACCTTTTATGTGACAGGCAGCGCCGGCCAATCAAACTCTGTGGGTGGTTACTCGTACAAGAGCATGACATACGGCCTGGGTTACGACTGGCAAGTTGCTCCAAACTGGATCATTGGCGGTCAATACAATCGTGGTCAGGCTAACCTAAATGGTGCCGCAGGCACAAATGCAGGTGGTAGTTTAAACAAAGACCACGTAGGCATTTATAGTGCTTACACAGTCAATGACTGGATCTTTAAAAACGACATTGGTTATGCTGCCAACACATTTGATACCAATCACAGTTTACCTGAACTGGGCATGGCAAATACAAGTTCAACCAAAGGTCAAGACTTGTGGGCAACTGCTCGTGTTTACACACCAGAGTGGAATGACATACGTCCCTTTGTTGGTGTGCGTAACGAAACCAATCGTCGCAACGGGGTCGCAGAATCTGGTAGTAGTTTAACTGCTATGACATATGACGCAGTCAACACAAACAAGACCAGCACAGACATTGGTGTACGTTATGACGCCACGGTTGCTACAGACTGGCGTGTAACAGGTGAGTATGCTTACAACAGTCAAAACTTTAACACAGCCTACGCCAGTGTTGGATATGCAATTGATCCAAAGAGTGTTGTGCGCCTACGTTATGGTTATGGCAAACAATATGATTACATAGTACAAAGTGCTATGATAGAGGCTCGTTTTAGTTTTTAACACAACCGTAATATTCTAAGACTTAAATAATCTTAGCGGACACAAAGATGGGGTGTCACTGGAACCCGTAACCAGTAATAATTCTGTAATATCTTTGCAACACATTGAGCGATAAATATGGTTATGACAGCCAAAACTTATCGCTCAATTTTTATTAGTGACATACACTTTGGCACCAGAGATTGCAAAGCCGAACAACTCAACAACTTTCTCAAACACAACACCTGTGAAACACTTTATCTAGTGGGCGACATCATTGACGCCTGGAAGATTCAACAAAACAAGTGGCGATGGAAACAAAGCCACACCAATGCAATCAGAAGAATCCTAGGACACGCCAAACGTGGCACACGTGTGATCTATGTGGCCGGCAACCACGACGAGTTTCTGAGACCACTCATACCTTATGGCATGGGATTTGGACGTGTTGAAATAACAAATCAAACAGAACACATTGGGGCGGATGGCAAAACATATTTGGTCACCCACGGAGACCTGTTTGATGGAATCACACGTTTGGCCCCTTGGCTGAGTTTCCTGGGCGATAAACTGTACGACCTGGTATTAGATTGGAACAGCAGATTTAATTGGATCAGACACAAGTTGGGATTTGGCTACTGGAGTTTAAGCAAGTATCTCAAACACCGTGTCAAAAAAGCCGCAGACTTTATGTTTCAGTTTGAAACCAATCTAGCTACATATTGTAAGAAACGTGGCTTTGATGGTGTGATCTGTGGACACATACATCACGCAGAAATAAAGATGATAGATGGCATTGTGTATATGAATGATGGCGACTGGGTCGAATCAATGACTGCTCTGGTTGAGCATCACTCGGGTAGGTGGGAAATAGTAACTTGGACAAAGGCACATGACAATGTGGATACTGATACTACTGGCAGTTCACACGAATAATCCGCAAGACATACCAGGACGAATAACGATCGAATTTGCTACCGAATCCGAATGTTTGCGAGCTCAAAGCACCGTACAATATTGGCTTAAATTTGATAATTTTAAAATAAGTACACGATGTCAAAAACAATCTTGATCATAACAGACAATGTCCCAGATCAAATCAACGGCGTGGTCACAACTTTCAAAAACTTGGAAGATCATGCTAGGCGTGACGGGTATAGTGTTGTTTATCTTGATCCCGGGCAGTTCCCTAATTTTGCTTGCCCTGGTTATCCTGAAGTTCGCTTGTGCTGGCCGCACGGTATCAGTAAGAAAATTAAAGCGATACAGCCAGATTATATACACATCGCTACAGAAGGGCCTGTAGGCTTTTTTGCTCGTTGGTGGTGTGAACGTAACAGTATTCCTTACAATACCAGCTATCACACAGACTTTCCCAAGTTCTTAAAAACAATGTATCATGTGCCTAAAAGTTTAACTTACTGGTATTTGCGTTGGTTCCACAAAAACAGTCATCGTGTGCTGGTCACAACAAAGACCATAGAAGCGGATTTAAAATCACACGGATTTGGACGCATGGTTATCTGGACTCGGGGTGTACGCAGAGATATCAAGCCCACAGCGGAATGGTGTGATGATCGTTCTAAGCCAATGGTTCTCAATGTGGGTCGGGTCAGTGCTGAAAAAGGTCTGATAGATTTAATTCCTTTACAAGATGCGTACACACTAGTTATAGTAGGCGACGGACCGTACATGTCTGAAGCACGTCGGTTGCTACCTTCTGCTAAGTTTGTGGGCTACAAACAAGGACAGGAGCTGGTTGATTATTACAATCAAGCTGATGTGTTTGTGTTTCCCAGCCGAGCAGACACCTTTGGTCTAGTGATGATTGAAGCCATGGCACAAGGTACTCCTGTAGCAGCCTTTCCTGTACAAGGTCCCGTAGACATCATTGAAAATGGCATAAACGGCTATATGGACAACGACCTAGCGGTAGCAGTTGAAAAGTGTTTAAAACTAAGCGGTCGCGTGGTTAAACAGTCCAGTCAACGTTGGACCTGGGATGAATGCTGGCGTATTTTCAAAGACAATCTAGCAGTGATCAAGTAATAAATACTTGATGTTCAAAAAAATCTTAATCAGTCCTTGGACTGCTCTATTAACACTAGCAATCATTGTGGGCTTGCGTGTTGCAGATCCTATGTTTGTTGAAAGCGTAAGGCTACGCTATTTCGATACACTTGTTACTAGCCGACCTGCCGAAACGATCGGGGTCAGTGTAGTAAACATAGATGAGAAAGCATTAGAACGATATGGGCAATTTCCTTTTTCCCGTGATACATACGGTGCCATTATTCGAGACCTTTACAGACGTAATGCTGGTCTTGTTGTGTTTAATATTCTTACTCCAGATAAAGACCGTATGGGGCAAGATACTGCGTATGTGCAAGCGTTAAAACAATACCCAACGGTACTTCCTAGCATTGGATCAACAACGACAAGAAATCAACCACGAGCTCCAGGATCAGCAGTAATTGGACCATTTGGTTTAGATGCGTTTGTGACCTATCCGGGGCTTATCGCTAACATTCCCAGTGTAGAAACGGCCGCTGCCGGAGTTGGTGTTGTTAACACGTTTCCGGAAGTTGACGGTGTTGTGCGTCGTATGCCACTGGTAGTTGCTTACAACGGTCGATTGTATCCAAGCCTGGCCATGGAAGTCATGCGTGTGGCTGCAGGCGACTCAACCTTCCAAGTTAAAATCAATGAGCAGGGTGTTGAGAAAATGCGAATTCCAGCATTTGGTCCTGTGACCACAGACAGCTTGAGTCGTATATGGATTGACTGGAGCTTGACACCAGAGCGTTATAGCCTAACCAACTTGCCCCGAGACTTTGATGGTGAAATCGTTATTGTTGGTGTGTCGGCGCAAGGTCTAGCAAACCCTGTAGCCACAAGCCTGGGCGAAATGTTACCACAAGATTTACAGGCCGCAGTATTAGGCACAGTTATTGCCAACAAAGATCGTCCAGCAATATCAAGACCCGACTGGGCCGATGGTGCTGAGATCATTGCTATTGTGGTTTTAGGTATCGTATTATTATTTTTAACGAGGTATGTATATGTTGGACTTGCTACTGGTGTTATCGCTCTTGGTATTTTGTATCCTGTATCTCAGTACGTTTACACGGCTAATGCTTGGCTATTTGACATTACTGCCCTTGCTGGCGGCCTCACTGTTATTCTCCTTCATGCTTACGGTGTTAAGTTTGTAAGCGAGTTCTTACAAAAGCAAGCCATAAAGAAACAGTTTGCTGGTTACTGTTCAAAAGAAGTTGTGGAGATGTTACAGAAAGATCCTGACTTGATCAAACGTGGTGTGCGTAAAGACGTAAGTGTTATGTTTAGTGACTTACGTGGCTTTACACCAATTGGCGAACACTATGGCGATGATGTAGGCGGATTAGGCAAATACATGAACGGTTACATGGATGCTATTTCAAAACCTATCATGGACAACCGGGGTATGGTTATCAAGTATGTGGGTGATGCAAGTATGCACATTCATGGTGCGCCTATAGACGATCCTGATCATGCTAGAACTATTGTCAAAGTAGGTTTAGAAATGTTAGACGCTGTAGATGCTTATACCAAAGAAATGGAAGCACAAGGCTTGCCGCCAGCTGCAATGGGCTGGGGCTGTAACACAGGTGTTGGGTTCATTGGTGAGATGGGTTCAACCGACCGACACAGTTATGATATCTTGGGTGACATGGTTAGTACAGCCGCCCGACTAGAAGCACGTTGTAAGGCTTACGGTGTGTTGGCCATTATCGGTGCTGAAACATACAACAGAACTAAAGATGATTTCTTCTACTTGCTGTTGGATAACTTACAACCAAAAGGCAAGACAGTAGCAGACTTAATCTATACAGTATTACGTACTCGAGGTGAAGATTACAGCAAAGACAAGGAAGCACACGATGTAATGCATGACCTGTACCGTCAGAAAAAATTCAATGAAGCGGCCGCCATGTGCAAAAAGTTAACAGGCAACTTTGGTGGACAAATGGACAAGTACTATAAGATATGGATTGAACGTTGCGACTTTATGAAGCAACAAGACCTACCAGCAAACTGGAATGGGGAATTCATAGCTCATGAGAAATAACCTAATTGATTTTTATATTGATAATTATGTATGGTGGTTTTTACAGTTGTATTTCTTGCCGTACCGTATGCCCGAATATGGCAGCGAAGTCGACAAGTGGATCAGTATGTATAGTTTAAACGGTGCCAAATCCAATTTGTGTCGCCCCGGTTGATTCCTTAACCTTTTTCTGTTATACTTAACTTATGTCTGACGTATGTTCTATATCCTTTGCCTTGGATCCCACCAACACCCCTAGTTTTCTATTAGATTGGGAAGTTACCAAACGCTGTAATCTTGATTGCACGTATTGTGGTCCAACTGAACACGACAACACAACAGAACACCCTCCACTTGCAGAATGTTTGCAAAGTATAGATTTTATGTTTGCGTATGTAAGCGAATACATGCGACATATCAAACCCAGTCAACGTAAAGTTATCTTAAATGTGTATGGTGGCGAAAGTCTGTTCCATCCTGATATTGTAGAAATACTCGAGCAGGTCAGAATCAAATACCGACCCTATGAGGATCAATGGCACTTGACTGTTACATGCACAACCAACGGAGTAGTAGGCGAAAATCAGTTTGGTAAAATAGTTCCGTTAGTGGATTATTTTTCAATGAGCTATCATGCTGAAGGCTTGCCCAAGCAACAACAACTATATTTCAATAACTTGTTGATCTTAAAGTCGTCCAACAAGCCTTGTAAAGCAATCATTATGATGCACAACACCAAATGGTCAGACAGTGAACAGGCAATTGAGTTTTGTAAAGAACACAATATCAACTATTTGGCAAAAGTAGTAGACACCCCTGCGGGCAAAGAGTGGAAGTACAACGATCAACAAGTTGATTACATGAAAATGTTTTGGGTGAGTAAGTCAGATTTTGATGCTAGTAAAAACATGATTGAACAAGGTCGTGCCTGCTGTGGTGGACGTAAGTTAAGTACCAATGGTAACTTACGAGAAGCTATTACGTTTGTTCCAAGGCAAGGATTTCGTGATTGGTCGTGCGGTGTCAACTGGTATTTTTTATTTGTAGAACAACTGACTGGACTGGTGTACACCAACAAGGATTGTAAAACAAGTACCACAGGACGAGTTGAGCCTCTTGGCACCATCAACAACTATCGAGCAATTATTGACACAGTTCGACAACAGTTTACCACAGGCATGCCTGTAATACGTTGTGTTAAAGATACTTGTGCTTGTGGATATTGTGCGCCTAAGGCAGAATCACAACTGGAGTTTTTAAACTTAATTGGCCGGCACGTTGTCGATTTGAGGGTTTTTGACAGTGGCAAGACCAAATCGATTTAGAAGTTTAATATAGGTCCAGCCTAGATCCCATTCCCACCGCTTCATACTAAGTTTAGCACTAGCAGGATCTGCGTGATGATTGTTGTGCAGTTCTTCTCCGCCAATGAAGAATGCCCACGGCACAATGTTGGTTGAGTAATCTTTGGTCTGTGTGTTGCGATATCCCCACCAGTGCCCAAAACCGTTGATGACACCTGCGGCCCATAAGGGAATCCAAATCATTTGCCATAACCAAGGTAACCATCCCCATGCCCAACCAAATATAGCACAGTTGATAAAAAACATTAACACTATGCCCACAAAGTTAAATGGTGTGTAGATATTCTTTTCAACCCAATCGTCGGGTGTACCTACTCCGTATTGTTCAACCATTTGTTTGTCTTTGGCAGCGTCAGCATAGTAAAATGCACCACACAGGAATACTTGCCAGATTCCAAACACATGTGGGCTGTGTGGATCACCGTCGGCATCAGTGAATCTGTGATGCTTGCGATGTGTTGCTACCCATTGTTTTGTGACCATGCCTGTGGTTAGCCACAGCCAAAAACGCATAAAGTGTTCAACACGTGAATCAAATTTAACGCCGCGGTGTGCTTGACTTCTATGTAGATATAGAGTAACGCAAGCAATGGTGATGTGAGTCATCACCAGAATGTATATTAATAAGCCCATCTAATATTTATTGTAAATGAAAATTTGTATATAAATACATGTGGGGAGTAACCAACCAGCAGGTGCTGGTTCTAAGTGTCGTCAACACGATATACAATATCCGGCGCATAGACAAAGAGGTGAGACCATAACTTTTAAGGAAGATTATGGAACTCTTTACACTTCAAGCCCTTTGGGCATTTCTCGCTATCATTTTGATAGACATTGTATTAGCCGGTGATAACGCTCTTGTTATTGGAATGGCGGCTAACAAATTACCAGACCACTTACGCAAAAAAGCAATCTTTTGGGGAACCTTTGGTGCTATTGCTATACGCTTTGTATCAGTAGCAGCATTAACCTACCTACTAATGATTCCAGGCCTGCGTGCCATATGTGCCGCGGCATTGATATGGATTGGGTGGAAGTTAGTATTTGATCACGGCGAACACAACATTGACGCTAAGGATACATTCTGGGGTGCAATTGGTACTATTGTAGTTGCCGATGCTGTTATGGGCATAGACAACGCATTAGGTATTGCCGCAGCCGCTAACGGAAGTTTTGTTCTAGTTATTGCTGGCTTGTTAATTAGTGTACCAATCATTCTGTTTGGTGCTACTATGGTCAGTAAGATTCTATCGCGTTGGCCAGATACAGTATTTGTAGGATCATTTGTATTGTTTGCTGTTGCCATGTTGATGTTAATGAAAGAACCATTGATGGCTAGTTGGTGGGCAGGACTTGTTCCATGGGCCGCCGCCATTGTACCGTGGGCAGTAGCACTAGTTATTACTGCCATTCAATACAACAAGGCAAGATTACATTTACATAAACGATATTTGTTCAAGTCATAAAAAAAGCCCCTTATGGGGCTTTTATTGATAAGCCATTGGATTATCCGTTACCGCCGGTGGCTTCTTTGTCGTTGACTGTTTTTTCTATTTTATTGATGGCTTTTTCTGCTTCTACACGTTCATACTCAATGGTCTTACCGCGTAGATGTAACACAGTATTGACTTTTTGATTCAAACGAATCAAGTCATTGTCTAGCATACGGATGCGATCGATAAGAGCAATAAGAACTGTATTGGCATCCGAAATAACAGGCTTGACTTCTTTTGTGGCCCATTCCCACACATACTTGATGATGTAGCCCATGCCCACTGCCATCACAATGGGAAAGCCATATTTGTTTATTAAATTTACAATGTCCATGATTAAAATAATATCCCTGTAATTACACCTGCTATAAATGCGATAAGTGCAAACTTGGCTAGATCACCATCGGTCCAAATCTGTTTAAGTGGTAATGCATAAGGATCATATTTTTTCATCGCCAACTCCGTCTCTTAGAAATTTTTCCAGCGGGTCAACTTTGACCAACATAACACGACCATTATGATTAATAACTTTAAAATAGTCGCCGCCGCGCCAGCCTAATGCATCTACATTGAGTTCAGCGTCTAACAGGATTCTATTGGGCTCCAGGTCCCATTCGTAGTCGTAGTATCTCATTAGTCTCTCCTTGCATCGTTCTTGCCGTCTGCACGGGCAATACGATCAGTATCAGGTTTGAGACCTAGTGCATTACTAACAATGGTATCAATGCGGATAACATCGTGATTCATAGTTTTTACACGATTGTCTAAGGCTGTGATAATGCCGGCCATGCCTTTGATAGCGGACAATACTCCAGCTAATAACAGTTTGATTGTGAGATATACAAAGTAACCACCAGCGAGTGCGGCAGCAATCGGAAAACCTAGATCTCCGATGATCTTAAATGCTTCATTCATACTAGCTCCTTGATACACGACAGCTTTAGCTGTTCTTAATGTACAAGTATTTATTGTTTGAGGCGGGTTTTTACTTCTAGTAGATACTCTGGGGTCAATTCAAACCGTTGATGATAACGACTGTGATTACCAGGTTGTCTTCCGTTGTTGATTTGACATAGTACGTGTTCAAAGTTATCCACTAATTCGTCAACAATAAGATCCTTAAATCCGGTATAAAAATGCGTGAAGTTATATTCTAGTACCTCTTGCATTTCCAAGTACATTTGTCTAAGTACTGCCGGAGACATAGCACACAGTTTGGCAAGCTCAAATGTGATTTTTTCTATGCGTACATAATGATCCTGCTCTTGGTCGTAACTTTCATCTATCCAACGATCAAATGTACGAAACCCGTAGCGTTTTAAGTAGGCAAGACTGCCAGGAGTACTAACCAAAAAGAAAGGTCGTTGAGCCACAATGGGCTTAAACACTTTTTCTGTCAAGTGTAACTTGTCTTGAAAATATACAGTTTCTGTAACTACATGAAACAAGGCGCTGGTTAGACTATCAAAATTGACACTGGCACTTAACGTACCATCGGGCGTCGCTGTGTCAATGATCAATGGATCGCTAATATTCCGTAATTGTTTATATATCTTTACTCGAGCACGATTGTCTAACGGATTGTTGGGATCTTCAATTGTCTTTTTCCAACCCTCATGGAATAGACTGACTGACCCCGATTTGACCAAATCTTGTTCTAACAAACTACTAACAAGATGTAATCGATAGGAACGATATTTTGACGTCAAATGATTGTAACATATAAATACTTTATCAAATCGATTAAATGATCCAGGTTCAATATACTGAAAATCTCTGTACCAATCCAATGCAGCAAAGCCGTGATAAAAATAATACCAGTCGTAGTATCCATTGGATTTAACAAAATTATTTTTTAATTTTGAATGTTCGCTGTTAGCCAAAAGATTGATGCGTGATGGTCCTGTAAAATGTCCTGGTTGCAATTGAGATTTTCGTATAATTGGTAGTGTATAATCGTAGTAAGGCTCTTGATCAAAAAAGTAACAATGTATCCAGGAGTTTTGAATATGCCATTGTTGACTGTAGGTACCGAATCCCGGGTCAACTGAATCAATTTTAGTATTTAGGAAATTTTGTTGCTGATACGTGCCAAAGGGGTAGAAGTAAACACTTTTACCGTTGGTAAATTTTGATATTAAGTTATCATGAAGAATATTGTAAAATCTGTCTAAGGAAAACATTAAATGAACGTAGGCTTTATAGGTTGTGGAAAATTAGGAATGGCTTGTGCTGAAACCATGGCAAGCCAACATAATGTAACTGGTTATGATATTTATCCAGTGAAAAGTGATAAAATAATTATTGCATCCACTTTGCAACAAGCGGTAGAAGGCAAGGAACTGGTGTTTATTGCTGTGCAAACTCCGCATGATCCTATCTACGGTGGCGATCAACCTATCACTCATTTGAAGAACAAAGACTTTGACTATACCATTGTCAATGATGTATTACGGCAAGTCAATGAATTTGCAACACCCGAGCAGTTAGTAGTTCTTATCTCCACAGTTCTTCCCGGCACTACACGTAGAGAACTGAAGACACACATTACCAAGGCACGTTTCATTTATAACCCATACTTGATCGCAATGGGATCAGTTGAATGGGACATGGTTAACCCAGAGATGGTTATCATTGGTACTGAAGACGGTAGCGAGACAGGCGATGCTCGCTTATTGACTGACTTCTATAATACATTAATGGAGAACAATCCACGTTACGTAGTGGGCACGTGGGACGAGGCTGAATGTATCAAGGTATTTTACAACACATTCATCTCAGCAAAGATTGGCCTGGTAAACATGATCCAAGACGTAGCTGTCAAGCAAGGCAACATCAATGTGGACGTGGTCACTGATGCCCTGGCCAATTCAACCATGCGGATCATGGGACCCAAGTACATGACGGCAGGAATGGGAGATGCAGGGCCATGTCATCCTAGAGATAACATAGCCTTGCGTTATCTTGCAGAAAACTTGGATCTTGGATACGATATCTTTGATACCATCATGAAAGCACGTGAGGTCCAGGCCAAGAACATGGCACGTTACATTTATGACAACCGTACAGGACTTCCTGTTTACATACACGGCAAAGCATACAAACCTGGTGTGGCTTACCTAGAAGGCAGTTATAGTTTGCTAGTGGGTAGCTATTTAAAACAAATGGGTATTGATCCTTATTATATTGATCCCTTAACAGATCCAGACACAGTACCAGCCAGTGTTGTAGGTTGCGTATTGTTGGCACACAACCAACAAGTAACCTACGGTTATGCTGGTGTTACTGACAAGCAACCACTGTATTGTGAAATACTCAGTGGTAGCATTGTCATTGATCCGTGGCGCAAGTATACCACAGACAGCAAAGAAATTTGTGTTATACATTACGGAAACACACGACCACAATGATAATAACATATCACATAGACAAGTTTTGGGACGATGAATACAAGCATCTGAATTATATTGATGAACCGTATAACGATGCAGACAGCGTGACTCGGTGGCAGGCAATGGGATATGAGTCCAGGATCGCTGGACATCTATGCGATATGCGTCAACCCCAACCTTCGTGGAATCACAAGTTTATTGAACTGTATGAAAGCATGGGCTGGAAAAATATTGGTACAGCCTACTATCGCATGGATTGTGGCACAGTAATGCCCACACACCAAGATCATTATAAAAAATATGTAAGTGTTTTTAACTTAGAAGGCAAGGAACATACTATTCATAGAGCTATTGTGTTTATGGAAGACTGGGCCAGTGGACATTATTTTGAAGGACCCGGTAGTCCAATCACTGGCTGGCGAGCAGGTTTTGTGGCCGAATGGTGTTACGACGTACCACACATGGCTGCTAATATTGGTCCAACACCAAGATACACTTTACAAATAACAGGGCATAAATGATATCCAGCTACAATGAATGGGATCCATTACGTTCAGTGGTAGTAGGTAGTGCAAAATACGCAAACTGGCCCAGTACGGATCCTGTATTTGCTCGCGAGTCGGAAAAAACAACCTGGAAAGAAACACCAGTTCCCAGCGGGCCAGTGCCAGATCATATTGTCAATGAGGCCAATGAAGATTTAAACGAATTGGCCTGCACCTTATACAATCTTGGCATACATGTAATACGCCCTGCTCCACGTAACTATCCGGTCACTGGCGGTATGTACAACTATTGTCCTAGAGATAGATTGTTAATCTACGGTAATACCATTGTAGATCCTGCAATGATGTATCCGTGCAGAGATCAAGAAATCATTACATTAGACGAAGTAACACATAAATCACACGACATCAGAGTAATGCCCAGAGATGCGGGCATGGTGTTTGATGCTGCCAATGTTTGTAGACTAAATGATACTTGGCTATATCTTGAAAGTGACAGCGGAAATAAGAAAGCATACGAATGGTTGTGTGATCAATTTCCAGATGTCACTATAGAACTTGTTAACTTTTACTCGGGCGTACACATTGACAGTACTATTGTTCCCTTACGTGAAGGACTTGTTATGTTAAATGCCAGTCGTGTGTCAGACGCAACAGTTCCCAAATGTTTGCAAAGTTGGGAAAAAATTTGGGTACACGATGTAGTAGCACAAGGATTCTATGAGTATCCTTATGCCAGCAAATGGATCGCGATGAATATGCTAGTCATTGATCCCACGACAGTCATAGTAGATCGACATCAAGTTGAACTGATAAAGACCCTAGAAAGTTATCGATTCACAGTTATACCCTTAGAATTGCGTCATAGTCGCACTTTGGGTGGTGGATTTCATTGTGTGACACTAGATTTATTGCGTTCCAGCAATAAATAGTAGTATGACTTTTGCAGACTATACAGATGCGGTCCTATCCGCTTTGACTTTTAATCCCCGCTTTGACGATGTGGTTGCTCGCAAGCAGGAAATCCTTGACGGTGTTTATCGCACCGAAAATCTTGAGCCAACCACGATTTTATTTGTTGGATTCAATCCAGCAATACTAAGTTGTCAAGCCAAGACTATTGCAGTGACAGAAATCAGCGACTCTGCACAGGCATTTGTTAAATCCAAGAATGTAAAGTTTACCTATATCAATCCTGTGGATTTACCAAAGCATCAAAAGCAATTTCAATGTGTGGTAGCAATGGACGAGTATTTTACCTTTGCTGATAGCGATCAAGCACAGCAAGACAAAATAGCTAAAATTTGTAATTTGGCCACAGCATTTGTGGTAAGTACTATACGTGATTATAAAAATCAGGATTACAAAGATCGTGAATTTAGTCAGCCAGTGTCAGTTAGAAATGGCAAAGACACTAGAATTTTTTTAGAAAATCACGACTGGGATTTAAAAGATCGTACACTATGGGATACCATGATTTACGAAATTGAAGGAAGCAGTTTAAAGACATACGGCACGTTTGATCGTCGTACTATGTTTTTTAAACAGTTAGCAAAGTTTAGTATGGACGCTGGAGCCGTGAATTTCCTCGTGCATAAAAACCTGATGTACAAGAGTCTAATCAAAAAGAACTACGAGCATGTAGTTAGCATACAATTCGAGTAAAAATGGATATTGACCAACACGTAAATCAAATAGTACAAAACCTAGTAGCAGAAATAACAACAAAAGTCCAACAACAAGCTGCGGCGGCTGTTGAGGCTAAAATTTCTGAAGTGCTTGCGGCTATTGACACCGGCACCATGCTTGGCGAACGACTCGGACAAAAAATTGATGAGCGGTTAGCAAAGTTACCAATTGATTCTAAAACAATTGAATCAGAGTTGACCAATAGAGTCAATGATTTGGTTACAGATTTAGCTACCCAAGTTCAAAGTAAATCTATACAAATAGCCAACGACACAATTCAACAGCAAGTCAATGCCATTAACTTTCAAGAGCTTTGCCAATCTGCACTGATATCTGCTATACAATCCAACAGGTTTTCTTTTCCTGAAGCCAGTGTACCAGGTGTTGCAGTTGATGTCAGCACCTTACGATTATCCGGCGAAAATATCACAGGCGGTATAGTTAAAAATTTTGGTAGTACCGGCATCGATGACAAGGCCACAGCTTGTCAACTGAGCATCTTTGACGAAACCACAGTGGTAGAAAATAATTTATTAACTAGAGACCTCACAGTCAAAGGTTCAGCCACAATCGAAGGCGATTTAGTTGTAACTGGCACAGTACCACGGGATTCTGCCATGTTTGTTAGTCTAGTAGATTCGGTAGCTCTAGAAGTCAAAGGCGGATTAAACCACGATGTGTTCAGCGGATTTTCAGACTTGGTATTTAAACAGATTCGTGAAAACGGCCTGGACCTTAACAAAATTACTTTAAACGGTACTGAAGTTGTCAGTGGCGGAAACCTAAGTAACAATATCACATTTAGTAATCTACAACGTGTGGGTACTTTGGCAGAACTACGTGTTGGTGGCGAAAGTTTGTTAAGTCAAACCCTGTATACCACCAACAAGCGTGTGGGAATTAACACCATTGAGCCAGCACATGCTTTGAGTATATGGGATCAAGAAATTGAATTTGGATTTAGCAAACGTGAAACCAATGTGGCTGTGTTTGAAACACCTCGTAACCAACGATTAGTTATCGGCACCAATGGTAAAAACAATTTGGTATTAATGCCCGAGGGCGGAGTGGTTGTAGATAAAATTACCATTGGAACCACAACATTGTCCAGTGCCAGTATACCTCCAAACTATGATGCACCACACGGTGCTGTTGTGTTTAATTCAAGTCCCACAATTGGTGGGCCATTGGGTTGGGTAAGTTTGGGTGGTGCCCGTTGGGCCAACTTTGGTTTTATTGATTAATCAAACAACACGTGGCCTAATGTGCCACTAAATTCCCGATACCAGTCGCGACCCATCATCACATTGTAATTATGATCTACAATATCTCTGCATTCGGCCAAGATCCGTTCTTGTGGTTGTTTACACAGCCATTTTAGTTGCTCTAATGCAGCATACTGACGTATAGGGTAGTGTTCTATTTCGTCATAGCTTTCGTCAATTATGCTGTTGAATGTTCGAAATCCCAAGTCACGTAACATGGCCAGACTGTATCTATTAGCAACCATAACAAATAATCTACGTGCCAGGATTGGTTTAACTATTTTTTCTGTAAAGAACACACAGTCATTATCGCAGTTGGTTTCACACACAAGACTGTAGGCTGTTTGATTATAGATATTCAGCGGCATGACTTGACTTAGGCTCATAGTGTGTCCGTAATACTTGACAGGCTCTACTGTCCATTGTACATTTTCACGTTCAGTTAAACCTTCTTCTTCCCATAACCATTGACTATCAGTTGCAGTTTGAAAATCAATATCAAAAGTGTTTATATAAGTTACTATACCCTTATCTGCCAGTCCCTGTTCGTGTATAAAATCGTATGCACGACTGCGATGACGTTTCCTACGTCCAAGTAAAGCATCAAACATTAACGGTTTAGGTGCGTAGGGATTCAATTGGTATAGAGTTGTGGGACGCACATTTTTATAAAAATGTATGGTAGTCGTAAACCAATCCAAGAATGTGTATGTTCGGCCATTGTTTAAAGGAGGAGTTAATCTTCCACAAAGGAACCAACGCATCTTGGGCAGGTCATGACGCCGTACAAATTCCACTGTGGATGCGTGTAACTCACTGCAGAGAAGAATTATAATGTCTACGTGTTCGTAGATGTCGGCTATCTCTTGATCAATTTGATTGTTTTTTGGAAAATTTGGATCACCGTAGGGGTACGGTACTTGAAAACAAGCGACTCGCCGGCTGTGATCAGAATTAACAAAACGATCTACATCGTTGTAATAACTCCAGTCATCGGCAGGGCGGCCGCCTAGTTCTTTAAAATGAAACCTAAAAATAGGATTGGAACGCTCTGGGAAATAAATCCCAACATCCTGATTTGTTACCAATTATTTTTTAGCAGTTGTGGTTGCTTTTTTAACGGCAGTCTTGGCTCGGGTTGCTGTGGTTTTAGCTGCGGCTTTGGCCTTGGTTGCAACCTTTTTAACTTCAACTTTGGCTTCTTCAACCACAGCCTTTGCTTCAGCTTGGCTAACATGTCCGTCTTTGTTGGAATCGGCTTTTTTAGCAAATGCTTGATAACCAAAATATGCAACTATTACTACTCCTACTAGAATGATGACTAATTCCATTTTTAGATCTCCTTAATTGATGGATAGTATTATTTAGTAGGTGTTTTATGATATTAATATTTTTGCCCAAAAAGGTTGCATTTTGTTGCGTTGCAATATATAATTGCTAAATAAAGTAGTGGTACACAAGATGCCGAATGGTTTGGGTCTTGTTCATAACATTTCGCTTAAAAGGAAAATAAAATGTTTAATTTCAAATCAGTAGTAGACCAAGTAGCAACAGCAAGCAAGCAACCTTTGACATTTGTTGAAGACAAGGCAATCCGTGCAAACCTAGAAACTCTAGTGGATTCTTATGCCGGTTTTACCAAAACTGTTTACGACACCAATTTAGAGTTGGCAAAACAAGTAGTAGAAAGCACAAAATCTGTTGATTTTACCAAGGCTTTTGAAAAGTTTACAGCCACCAAGTGATCTGTTGTAGAAATACAACACCCTAAAACCCCTGAAAAATGGGGTTTTTTTACGGCTCAAATTTTGGTAGACCCAAAAATCCATTTAATCTATAATAGTAGTTATAGTGATAAACAAGGAGCGAAAAATGAGCAAACTTACAGCATACACAGTAGAAATTTACAAAGCTGATCGTCGTATCAAAGCGGGTCGCAGATTGGTTGAAAAACGTGACTTTGATCCAGTAACCCAAGATTATATCAACAGCGTGGTTGGAGGATTTAAAGCTCGCGGCTTTATTGCAGAAGTTCACGAAACCTTTGTGACCAAGAA